TTTTGCATGATTTTTCTCCTTTGGAGAGGCTCCTGCTCCGGCAGGGGCTTTTCTTTTTATCAACATATTGTGGATAATGTGGGGATAAGTACAAGATATTGGAATGGAGGTGAGCCTGATGGCATTAACGCCAAAACAAAAACTATTTGTGGATGAATATCTGATTGACCTGAATGCTACGCAGGCCGCCATCCGGGCAGGATATAGGCCAAGCAATGCAGAACAGATGGGATATCAGCTACTTCAGAAAACTTCAGTTTCAGACGCGATTAAAACAGCCATGGCAGAGCGGTCCCGACGGACAGGCATCAATCAGGACAGGATTTTGACGGAGCTGGCCTGTATCGCCCTGGTGAATCCTGCGAAGGTAGTTAATTTTGATGAGGCTACCATTCGAGAGGATGCACTTCCGGAAGACCTGGCAGCTGTAGCATCCGTCAAGGTAAAGAGATTCCCGACCAAAGACGGGGGAGAGGGAATTGAGAGGGAAATCAAGTTTTGGGACAAAACAAAAGCGTTAGATCTGGCAGGCCGCCACCTCGGCATGTTCAAGGACAAGCTGGAGGTTTCGGGCACTCTGGAAACAGAAAAGACAAAACTGGACGATCTGATCCAGCAGATGCACGGCGGTGATGGATAATGAGCACAGAGCGCCTGTTACTGTCCGAAAAATACAAGGCTTTCCTCCGCTGTGATGCCCCTGTGGAGTTTCTGGAAGGCACTACAGCCGCCGGAAAGACAACGGTAGGCCTGTTTAAATTTATGCTTAAGGTAGCAGAGTCTCCCAAAAAGCTGCACATCATAGCTGCCAAGGATACAGGTACCGCAGAAAAGAACATCATTAACAAGGATTTGGGTATTGTTGATGATTTTGGTGTACTGGCTGAGTATAACGGCAATGGTACTAAGGACGATAAGATCCCGCATATTTTGTTTCACACGTCCCAGGGTGATAAGATTGTATATGTCATGGGATATGGGGACAAGAAGAAGTGGCAGAAGGCTCTTGGTGGTCAGTACGGATGCCTGTATATTGATGAGGTCAACACAGCCGATATAGATTTTGTCCGTGAGGCTGCCATGCGCTGTGATTACTTTATGGCGACCCTCAATCCGGATGATCCAAACCTGGATGTTTATCGGGAATACATCAACTGCTCCCGGCCTCTGCCGGAATGGGCACAGGAAATCCGAAACGAGCTGAAAGAAGAACCAAAACCCGGTTGGGTGCATTGGTTCTTTTCTTTTGTCCATAACCTCGGCCTGCCGAAAGAAAAGATAGACAAGATCATAGCCAACACGCCCAAGGGTACCAAAATCTGGAAGAATAAGATCCTGGGGCTGAGGGGGAAGGCTACAGGATTGGTATTTAGCAACTTTGACCGCGCCCACCATGTCAAGAGTAAGGAATGGGCCAAACAGTTCATACAGCATCCAGATGAGCCAAGAAAAAAGGAATTTTTCATGTATTTTTCGGCTGCTGTTGACACGTCCTACTCCCAGAAATCTCCGGATACAATAGCAATGTCATTCCTTGGAATCACGAATAAGGGACGCTGCATTGTGCTGGCAGAAAAAGTGTATAACAACGCCACTTTGGAAGTGCCGCTTGCCCCATCCGATACGGTTCAGAATCTGGTTGATTTTCTGGACCGAAACAAAAAAGAATGGGGCCTGTCAAGGAATGCTTTCCTGGATAATGCAGATCAGGCAACCATGCAGGAGTGGAATAAATATAAGCGCCGGAACGGATGCGTCTATACGCTTAATAACGCATGGAAGCAGATGGAGATCATTGACCGCATCAACGCACAGCTGGGATGGATGGCATATGACGATAGCGCGAAAATAGAGCCATGCTTTTATGTGGTGGACACCTGCACAAATTACATTGCAGAGCTTGATTCCTATAGCTGGATGGAAGATAAGGACAACGTGCCAGAAGACAGAAACGATCATATGGTTAACTCCGTGCAATATGCATGGATTCCCTATCAGAGTAAGATTTTTAAGGGGTGAAACAGATGAATTGGATACAGAATTTTGTAAAAAAACTTTTCAGGATTCAGCCGGCCCGGGAAAGAGAGGTTGTAATCATAGAACCCCATACGTTTCTGGCGGATGTGATACGGAATAAGCTATGGTACCGGGGAGACAGCGCAGAACTGGAACAATATTTTAAAAAGACAGCCCGCTGGGATGTAGAGAAAGCCAGATTCTGGGCGGCAACAGCTCAGGGAAGCGTTCGTAAGATGCACAGCGGAATCGTGTCTACGGTTGTGGACCGGTACAAGGATATTGTTCTGGCTGATATGGATGCAGTAACCTTCGGAGAAGGGCAACTGGAAACAGAAGAGACCTGGAAAGAAATATTTGACGGGGCCGATCTTAACAATGTGATCGGTGAGGGTATTTCCGGGGCGCTTGCTTCCGGAGACGGTGCTTTCAAGATTACGGCAGACGAGTGCAGCCCTTACCCGATCATTGAGTTTTATGACGCGGAAAATGTCAATTATGTATACAGTCATTCCCGGCTTAAGGAAATTAAATTCTATACGAGCTATAGATCCGGAAGCAAGGAGCTGCGGCTGGAAGAAACTTATGGATACGGGTATATCAAGTACAGGCTGTATGATGATTATGGTCGGGAGGTATCCTTAAAGCAGCTTCCGGAAACGGCGCACTTGATGGATATAGGGATAGAGGGAGATCTGATGCTGGCAGTCCCGCTTAAGATATTTTCATCAATCAAGTATAAGTACCGAGGAAAAGCGTTATTTGACGGAAAGACTGATGTATTGGACGGCTTGGACGAGGTGATAAGCCAGTGGATGGATGCGATCCGGATGGGACGCATTAAACGTTACATACCAGAGAATCTGATACCAAGAGATCCAGTTGACGGAAAGATGCTTCCAGCCAATCCATTTGACAATGACTTTATTGCCATCGGGGATAATATGGCAGAGAAATCCAATCAGCAGGTGGAGATTTCTCAGCCACAGATTTCCTACGAGGCATATGTCAGCAGTTACGCCAGTTTTCTGGACATGGTGTTGCAGGGTATCATATCCCCGTCTACTCTGGGGATTGATCTCAAAAAGACAGATAATGCCGAGTCGCAGAGGGAGAAAGAAAAGGTGACACTCCATGTGCGGAATAAGATTGTAGATGCTTTGAATGAGACGCTTCCGGAGCTGATCCAGGTGGTATTACAATGTTATGATCTGATGTGTGGGAAAGCACCAGGGGAGTATGAGCCGACAGTAAAATTCGGTGAATACGCTTCTCCTGATTTTGATACCACAGTAGAGACAGTGGGAAAAGCCAAACAGTACGGCGTAATGTCCCTGGAAACCTCTGTGGATCAGCTGTATGGAGATACTTGGACGCAGGAAGAAAAGGACGCAGAGGTGGAACGCCTGAAAACAGAACAGGGTATTGCAGAGCTGGAAGAGCCGGGGATCAATCAGTCTGCCGGTTCTTTTCAGTTGAATACAGAAGGAGGCAGATCAGATGGTGGTGACAATAGGGAAAAAGGTCTGGGCGGTGAATCAGGAACGGTACAAGAGTCTTCTGGCGCTGGGAAGTGAGCAGGTTCCTTTTGGTGTGTACGCCATCGAAAAGGATGGACAGGCAGAAATGCGTCTGGATCATTGCAAGAGCATTACCCAGCTGAAAAAGCTGATTCGCCAATTCAAGGCGGCAGGTTATAAGGTATATGCAAATGGGAGGTGATTCCTCTGACAGAATACGATATCACAGCTGCCTTCAAGGCTATTGAGGATGAACTGATTGCCTCTATGATCCGTAACATGGATCGCCACAGGGCCGAGGAAACAGCAGAGGGCTATGAATGGTCTATGTGGCAGGCCGAGCAGCTGAAAGCCCTGGAAAAGTATAAACGGGATAACCAGAAAAAATATAAGAAGGAGTTCCAGAAGATAAACAGGGAGATTGATCTTCTGATCCGAAAGTCCAGAGAGACAGGGAATATGCAGCAGGAAATAAAAATCCTGGAGGCGATTAAAAAGGGGTTTCCGGCCAAGAAGATCAGTAAGGGCATGGCAGGAGAGTTTTTTCGCCTGAATGACCGCAAGCTGGAAGCTCTGATCGAGGCTACTACCCACGATATGGAGAAGGCTGAGACGGCGATCCTGCGCAAGGCAGAGGATGATTACAGGCAGGCGATCTATAACGCTCAGGTATACGCTAATACAGGCGCAGGAACCTATGAGAAGGCTGTGGATATGGCTACGAAGGATATGTTATCCCGCGGCCTTAACTGCGTACAGTATATCAATGGAGCCCGTCATACGCTGGCTGATTATGCTGATATGGCAATCCGGACAGCCAGTAAGCGGGCTTACCTGCAAGGCGAGGGAGAGAAGCGGCAGGAATGGGGAATAGCCACGGTAATTGTCAACAAGCGTGGGAACCCCTGCCCCAAGTGTCTTCCGTTTTGTGGGAAGGTTCTGATCGATGATGTGTGGAGCGGTGGCCCTGAGGACGGGGTGGATCTGGAAACTGGGAAGAAATATCCCCTGATGAGTTATGCAATCAGCCAGGGGTTATACCATCCAAGGTGTCGGGACAGCCACACAACCTATTTTTCGGGTATTTCCACAGCGGACGATACATGGACAAAAGAAGAATTGGAAGCTATTGGACAGGAATACGAAGCAGAGCAGAAACAGCAGTATGCGAAGCGGCAGGAAGAGAAGTATGAGCGGCTGGCTGAGTATTCTTTGGATGCGGGGAATCAGAAAAAGTATGCTGAAAGACAAGCTCAATGGAAACAGCAGAATCCTCAGGGATGGCGGCGGCAGTTTATGAGGAACGGTTCTGCCGAACCTGAAAAAACTTGGAGGGAAAAATACAATGAGACGGTAGAAAAAGAGGCTGTTTTGAAGAACCGTTTAGACCAGCTCAATCAGGAGAGCCGGAAATGGGAAGAAAAGTATTTTGAAACCATGGAAGAAGAGTATGCTCAGAAATCACTTTCTAATGATCCGGAAATTGAGGACATCACAAAGAAGCTTGATAAAATTCAGGAGGGAAAGAAAACCTATGTTAAAATACGCCTGACAGAAGCCGAAAAGAGTATGGCAGAGGCAGGAATTGCTGAAACCGTTAAGTTATCTGAGAAAATGACAGTGGAAGCTATTGATATACTGGAAAATTCTCTTCAGGAAATGGTAGTGGATAATGGACTCCCATCATTGAAAGGGGTGAGATACGATCCGTCTTTTATCAATTTATACGGTGGAAAAGATACAGTCGCCCTTTATAACTGGGGTGACGAGACTATGTATATCGGAGAAATGCTGTCTGATCCAGATGCATATAAGCAGCACAGGCTCTTGGCTGAAAGATCGTATAAAAAACATCGTAATGAGTATGAACCCACTTGGAAGAGTACGATTGACAGCTTGGAAAAAGAAATACCCGAAGAGGATGACAGCGGGAGAAAAAAATATCTGACAAAAAATAGAAATGATGTACTTTCCGGATTGATTTCTCAAAGGAGGCTTGTGGCAGAGGATGCAAAAGACGCGATTATCCATGAATACGGGCACCATGTCCATAATAAAGCAAGTTCTGAAAGTAATATTTTTGGTTCCAAAGAGTTAAAATCGAGGAAATTTGCCGGATCATACGAATGGGGTGGAGTTCATGAGGGTAAAGTGACTGCGGCGCAGGTTAGTGATTATGCAGCAGAGTCGCCTCTTGAGGCATTTGCCGAGAGTTTTACAGCATATGTAAAAGGTGAAGATATACCTGAGAGCCTAAAATCTGTGGTAGAAGGAGCCATAGAAAAAACGGGCGGAAAATTGAAACAGCCAGTTGTAAAGAGGCTGGATTCTGGTATAATGAACTCAGGTGCAAGGATTATTAATACGTACAGTAAGGAAGCAGAAGAATTTGCCGAGATGTATTACAAAGAGATTAGAAGTTTTTCTACGGACACTGAGAAAATTGCAAAAAATCTTGGAAAGAGCGAAGATGATATAAGAAAAATCAAGGCATATTTGTTTGAAGATAATTCTTTATATGATCCAGATTCTGATACGTGGCGCAGGTTCGATCCTGATTGTGCGATTGCACAGAGCTGGCAGAGGCTTATGGTAGGTAAAGATATAAAGCCACATGACAGGACGATGATTGAGCATGAATTATTAGAAATGAGGATTAAGAAAGACAACCCAAGCATCACTCATTATGAAGCCCACGAGATGGCAACGGAGAAGTACGATTATCGGAAGGAGGCTGCAGAATATTATGGTAATCTTGAAAAACATAAAAAAGACAGAAAATAGTATTTCAGCTGACTATTATCCAGAAGGTAAGGAACCGAAAGGATTTATGAAAATGAGAATTTTGGATGAAGAAGTTGTAGAGCACGAAATGGGATGTATGATTTCTGCGCCTCATGTAAGATATGAATTGCGCAGACTTGCAAAACTTGATAATCCACCAACCGAAAAAATCGTGTTATGGTATTAATACCACCAGTCAGAAATGGCCGGTGGTATTTTTATACGCAAAATTAAGGAGGAACCACAATGGGAAATCAGGAATTTTTAAACATCTGCAAGGCCAAGGTAGCAGAGTATTACAACCGGAAGAAGGATAAGACAGACGCAGCTCCAGTTATGACGGTGGATGATGTGTTTGTAGTCTGGCATAGCAAGAGTCTCCAGAATCATAAGGCCCTGCTCAGTACACCAGTGTCTGATGGTATGTATTATGAGCTGACGTATAACGGCGATAAGAAAGAGCTGTACTTTGATGCTTATAAGAAGTGGGAAAATATCTGTTACCCCATGTAATGGGCGTTGCGACGTCGCAACAGGAAGGAGAGAATTATGGGTAGATTTTTAAGATGGCTGAAACGGTTCTTCTGTCGGGCAAAGCCTGGATGTGAACATCAGTATAGAAAGCACTGGTGCCGCCGCCATGGCCCTTATGGCGGGTATGTGAGGCGGTGTGTGAAATGCGGAAAGGAGATCGAGAGATGAGTGAGTGTAAGAGAGAAATGAGATTAGATGATACAGCTGAGATGATGAGCAGCCCAGATTATAAGGAACGCTTTAGGGCTGAGTATTGTCAGGTTGCGATCCGATACCACAAGCTGAAAGCTATGCTGGATAAATGGGATCAGGGTATGCTGGACTTTAAACCGACCTGCCCCAGAAGCATTTACAGTATGCAGGTAAAAGCTATGACGGATTATATTGCGGTTCTGGAAGCA